CTTGGAATAATCTATACGGGAAGCAATGCTTCTCAACTTGTAACCAGGTTCCTGTAGGAAATGCACTTCACCAGCCACCATGGGGTGACTTGTTAAGCAATCCTCGTGTAAAGTATCCACTAAATTGTGAATATCAACACCTTTGAAGACCCATTTATAAATGGGTTCCCAAAGTTTGAGGATATGTTCCCAAGTCTCCTCATTTCGAACTAACATTAGTTCATAAAGGAGGTGATCACTCTGAACCTTACTACCGAACAGGGTTGGAGCTCTTTTGGAGCTACTTCCCCGCCAAGTAAGCAAGGGTGACGGCACGGTATCTACTGTTCTCGAATGAATAACTCGTTTGGTAGACCTTCTGATAAGGTCTTTCAAACTCATCGGTACTGGTCGATTAGTAGCATTGACTGCTTGCAGGAATTTCTTCCTCTGAGCCTTAGTCGTATGACTTGAGGTCCAGTGAGTATAGGCCATAAGAGCGTTGATAACTTTTGAAAAATTATCATCGGACTTAAGGGCCCAACGCAACAAATAGCCAATCACGCCTTTGTAATCCCCATGGCGGTTCTTTGCCAAAGAACAGTCATAAGGGATCCCAGAGCGCATATGAATAGCGAGCTGCTTAATGGTTTTTAACCGATTAACAGTCCACTCTTCACCGCTACAAGTTACCCATCGTACCATAAGCCCTGCAAAGGGATTTATGGTATGGTTTGGTACACCTACTACTGAGAGTCGTAACGTTAGTCCCGATAGTAAGCTCATTTCTGGGCTCATATCATGGTCCTTTCTTGCACAATTGAATGTGCACTTTGGGAGTCTGATTCTATCAGGGCGTAGACGATACGCCACTCGGGTTATTCAGGTCACGAATAACTCATTGGGGAGATGCTACCACCTTGGTTTTACCAGGGGCGTTAGTGTCTGCTTTTTGATCACCGACAGTAGTTGCAGGGATTTTGATTTGCATCAAAACTCTTGTGATTTCTGCCTTTAGGTAATCCTGGACGGACTTAGTATAGTTTTGAGGACTTGACAATGCAGTGGTCTCAGTGACTATTGCTGAATCAATCTTTTGGACTTGAATTAAGGCTTCGTTCAGTTGAGCAGCACGAGCGATATCGCGAATTACTGCAGTCTGTTGTCGGGAGAGCAAAGGCTCAACCAACGCACTTTGTAGTATAGCCATGTAGTATCACCTCCTTTCTG